TGATAACTTCTATAGAAATGCAGAAAGAGATCTAATTGACTTAGATGAAGATGGTAGACAAACCACGCATGTAAATGGTCCTAAGAAAGAAACTTTAAAGCAAGTAATTATTTCTTATGAAGATCTAGCAAAAGACAGAATTGCAAGAAGAGAAAAAACTTTTAAATCAGAATCTACTCCAGAATGTAATTATCAAGCAAATTATGATATGTTAAAAAAGCTTTGGCCTGCTAGATTAAAAGAAATTAAAACTGCTGTAAGACCTGCAGTAAAAGAATTTGAACAAAGAAAAGCTGCACAAAGATGGCAAAAAGCTTCAGTTGCTAAAACTGGAATGCTCAACGTTAATAAATTGCATGCATACAAAACTGATGATGATTTATTCTTAAGAGCTACAAAATTAGCTGATAGTAAAAATCATGGAATGATGATGTATATCGATTATTCTGGTTCTATGCATGGAACACTCAGTCATGTTCTTGATCAATTATTACATTTAATTGTTTTCTGTAAAACAGTACAAATACCATTTGATGTATATGGATTTACATCATGTCAGAAAAGAGCTCGAGCTATCGATGAAATGCAAATTGATAGTGATATTGATTTTCATAACGTAGCATTACCAAATTTAATTAATTCTAATCTGAAAAAATCAAACTATGAAGAAGCTTTATTCCAATTATTTGCAAGAGCTACTGTTATGAAGCCAAATGCTCGTTACTGGGATGAAGATGATAATGGACTTGATTGGAGATTTAAATGTGACTTAGATTACTGGATATCTTCGTATGAACAGTTAGGTTCTACTCCTCTCAATCATGCTCTAGTAGCAGCTCATACAATGGTTAAAGACTTTAGATCTAAAAACGCAATTGAAAAAATGAATCTAGTAATCTTATCAGATGGAGATTCAAACGGCATGTCTAGCCATCATGGAGATGTTGGTGCTGAGAATCAAGTAGATACTAGTGGATACTGGAATAGAGGAGCTATAGCTATTATTGATAAAAAGAAAGTTGAACTTAGAGACTTAGGAAGAAGATGTACTAAGGATTTATTATCAAATTTACAAAAGACTTTAGGGTGTAATACTTTAGGCTTCTTTGTTTCATTTGATAATAATGACTTTAGATCAAAAATATCTGAAGTAAATTCTATAGAATACTATGACGGCAGTGATGTATATAAAGAAGCTAATACTATGTACAGAAAAGAAAAAGTTGCTCACTACCAAAACGTTATTGGTTACAATGAGTTCTACGTAGTCAAGGGTCAACAACTTAGTACTGCAACTGACGAAGCTCTTGGTGAATTACAAGATGATGCTTCAAAAGGTCAAATAGGAGCAGCTTTCAGAAAACAAGCTAAGTCTAAGAAAGCAAACAAAGTTCTACTAACTAAATTTGGTATCGCCGTTGCTTAGAATTTATAGGAATATGCTTATAAAAAGTGATAAAAGTGTTAATTATTTTCACAAAAAGTGAAATTAATCGTTTACATTTGCATAGAACTATGGTATAATATACATATAACTTGATAAAAAAGGGTATAAGGAGCCCCACTACATTATGAAAAAATCAACAGAAATAATCTTACAGGAACTTGCTAAAAGGTTCCCCGATAAAAAAGAGTTCAGAAAAAGCGAGGTAGAAGATACTGCGCTTGATCTAGGCTATACAGGAAAAGACTACGGAGTCTTAGTTTCCGCTGAGTATAGAATTAGACGTGGAGTCTTTAACTTGCAAGCTCTTGTAGAAGAGTACGCACCTACAGCAATTGTTAATCCAGTTGCTCAAATACCAGCACAAGGAATTGCCATGGCACCACAATCAGTAGTCAATACTGAAAAGACTTACGCTGAAGTCGATCCAACATTTGTACCTTGGGGTGCATTTTCTGATATTAAAAGAGTTATCACCTCTGAAATGTTCTACCCTGTATATGTTTCTGGTCTATCTGGAAACGGTAAAACTTTTATGGTTGAACAAGCTTGTGCTAAGCTTGGTAAAGAATTCATTAGAGTTCAGATTAATCCTGAAACTGATGAAGATGATTTACTAGGTGGATTCAGACTTGTTAATGGAGAAACTGTTTTCTCTAAAGGTCCAGTTCTTAAAGCTATGGAAAATGGAGCAATCCTTCTCTTAGATGAAATCGATAGAGCTACTAACAAGATCATGTGTTTACAAGGTATCTTGGAAGGTAAGCCAGTACTAGTCAAAAAGACTGGTGAAGTTGTTTCTCCTACAAAAGGTTTTAACGTAATTGCTACTGCAAATACTAAAGGTAAAGGTTCAGAAGACGGCAGATTTACTGCAGCTTCTATCATTGATGATGCTTTCCTTGAAAGGTTTACTATAGCTATTGATCAACCATTTGCTTCAGCTGGTGTTGAAAAGAAAATTCTTCTTAACCACTTTGCTAAGTTTACTGAAATGGACGATGATGATGGAACAAGAATCGAGTTTACTGATAAACTTATTGCTTGGGCTGATATTATCAGAAAAACATTCTATGATGATGGAGTTGATGAAGTTATTTCAACAAGAAGGCTTTGCCATATTGCTCAAACTTACTCTATATTTCAAGATAGAATGAAAGCAATTAACTTATGTATCTCTAGATTTGATGATGATACTAAGGCTGCTTTCTTAGATCTTTATACTAAAATCGACGCGGATGTTAACGCATTCAATCAACCTGAAGTTGAAGAAGTCGCAGATCAAGAGGAGGATATAGATGTCTACTAAAACAAATTTTATTTTTAATGAAGATCAGCTCTGCAAAGAGCTGGCTTCGTATATCGAGAAGACTTATAGTCAACATTACTCGAAAAACAAGTTTCAAGCAACTGAATTCATTATTGACGGAGGTCATGGTGAAGGATTTTGCATTGGAAATATCCTAAAATACGCTCAAAGATATGGGAAGAAAGAAGGATATAATCGTGCCGACTTAATGAAGGTACTACATTATGCAATAATTGCGTTATATGTTCATGATGAGCATACAACTAAAAATACATCACACCATGAGGAGGCTTAAGTGAATATTAGCAACGAAACGCTGGAGGTATTGAAGAACTTTTCTTCGATTAATCCTAATATAGTATTTGAACCTGGACAAAAGCTTAAAACTATCTCTGAAGCCAAAAACATTATGGCTATCGCAGAGACAGTTGAAGATTTTCCAGAGTTTGGAATCTATGACTTAAACGAATTTTTATCTGTACTTAATTTAATTGATAGTCCAAGTTTAGCATTCGAAACCAATTTGGTTAATATCGAAAATGCTACTACAGGTCCAGGTAAAACATCAGTAAAGTATTTCTTTTCAGATAAAGAGATTCTTACAACACCGCAAAAAGATATTACAATGCCAGATGCTGAATTTGGTATTGAGCTTACTGCGGATAAACTATCGCAAATTAGAAAAGCAGCTGCAGTCTTAGGACATTCAGAACTTTCTATTAGTGGTAATGACGGTATAGTTAAATTATCAGTACTTGATACTAAAGACTCAAGCGCAAATGTATTTGATATGGATTTAGATGCAGATAATGCTTGTAAAAACGAATTCAATTTTATAATTAACATACCAAATTTGAAGCTTCTCGAAGGAGATTATTATGTTACGATATCTTCGAAGTTGATCTCACAATGGTCAAATTCGAATTATCCTATAACTTATTTTATCGCTTTAGAGAAATCGTCAAACTTTCATGTATAAATATAATTACATGAAAAGAAAAGTGTCGCCAATTATGGGACGCTTAAATTTGTCTAACCTATAGGAGAATATTATGGCAGATCAAAATGAAACAGCAGCAGCTGAAGCCCCAGGAATTACTCTAGGAGACATGGCAACGATGGTTCAAATCGTTGATCTATGTTCTAAAAGAGGAGCTTTCGAAGGTCCAGAGCTTGAAGTCGTCGGTGGATTAAGATCCAGAGTCGTCGCATTCGTAGAGGCTAACCAGCCTAAAGAAGGTGATGCGCCCGAAGGTGAAGTTCCGGTAGCGGACGCAGAACCTGTTGAAGAAGATTCAGACGAATCTTAATTTTAGTGAGGGGCGCAATGCCCCTCCAAATTTATATTATAAGGAATTATTATGGAAACTAGTGAAAAGGCAAATCTAATTGCCGCACTCAAAAAAGGTACAGTAACTGTATCATTTAGAAAAATAGACACAGGGGAACTTAGAGTTATGCCCTGTACTCTCAATCCCACAGTACTTGAAGCAAATGGTGTTACAGTGAGCATTGACTATTCCGGCAATCAAATGGAAGCTTTTCCAGTTTGGTCGCTAGATAAAGATGCTTGGAGATCATTTCGATTAGATACTGTCGAAGGTTGGGAGGTATTAGGTGAATGAATTTTTATGGGTAGAAAAATACAGACCTGCTAAGATTGCAGATACAGTATTGCCCGACAATATTAAGAACACATTTAAAGATGTAGTAGCCGGAGGAGAGCTACATAATATGTTATTGACTGGTACTCCTGGTACTGGTAAAACAACAGTAGCAAGAGCTTTGTGTAATGAGTTAGACTTAGATTATCTATTAATCAATGGATCTGAAGAGTCTGGTATCGATACATTAAGAACTAAGATAAAGCATTTCGCGTCAAGCGTATCTCTTTCGGGTGGATACAAGGTTGTAATCCTTGATGAAGCTGATTACTTAAATCCACAGTCCACCCAACCTGCGCTTAGAGCATTTATCGAAGAGTTTAGTGCAAACTGTAGATTTATTCTTACATGTAATTTTAAGAATAGAATTATAGAACCACTTCATTCAAGATGTTCAATCGTCGAATTCAATATTGCTAAGAAAGATATGCCACCTCTGCTTACTCAATTTATGAGTAGAGTTGAAAATATATTAAAGCAAGAAAAGATTGAATTTGAAAAGGAAGTTATTGCAGAACTCTTAATGAAACATATGCCTGATTGGCGTAGAGTTTTAAATGAATTACAACGTTATTCAGTATCTGGCAAGATCGATTCTGGTATACTCGTTAATCTAAATGATGTTGCTATTGATAAACTGATTAACCATCTGAAACTTAAAAACTTTAGAGGTATGAGACAATGGGTTGCAGATAATATGGACAGCGAACCAGCTGCTTTATTCAGAAAGATATATGATAATATGAATGACTATATTGACCCACAGTCAATTCCTCAAACAGTTCTTATCTTAGCTGATTATCAATACAAGAACAGCTTTGTTGCTGATCATGAACTTAATCTAGTAGCATGCTTAACTGAAATCATGGCAGGAGTCAAATTCAAATGAAAGAATTAGTAAAAAAAGAATTAGAAATCTATAAGCATAACGTACGAGAACTACAATCTCAACTTGCTGAAGCGCATAAAAGAATTGGCAAACTCAATGATGAAATCTCAGATTTTAAAATGAAACAAAAAAGCATGACTGAATTAAATTATGATGGTAATGAAACTCGTGGGAGGTATGGAGAAGATGAATCCGTTTGAATACGTAAAAGCAATTAATACCTCAAAGAAAGATATTATGGTTGATGATCTTGCTGAAAAAGAATACCCTGCGTTCTTAGTTAATAGGTCTTTATCTTACTTTCAAGATACTATACTCTATGCAAATGAAATGAATATACATCATAGCATAGATAGTCGCCTTCAGTTTGATTTTTTTATAAATATAATTAAGAAGAAAAATCGATTCTCTAAATGGCTTAAGCCAACTGAGATCGATAATATTGAAATAATCAAAGAATATTATGGATATAGCAATGAGAAAGCTAAATCTGTATTAGCATTGTTCGGAAAGAATGAGATCGATGCATTAAGACAAAGGATTTACAAAGGTGGAAGATCAAAATAATAATCAAATAACAGACTGGTCTCCGGCATCGATGCTCGAGATTACGTTAAACGAACCAGACGATTTTTTAAAAGTAAGAGAAACACTTACTCGTATCGGAGTAGCATCTAGAAAAGATAATAAGCTATTCCAATCGTGTCATATTCTGCATAAACAAGGCAGATACTTCATAGTACATTTTAAAGAACTCTTTCTATTAGATGGTAAACCTTCTAATCTTATAGAGAATGATGTACAAAGAAGAAATACAATTGCAACGCTTCTAGGAGATTGGGGTTTAGTCTCTATTCTAAAACCAGAAGCAGCAAAGGACATTGCTCCACTACGTCAGATTAAGGTTATACCTTATAAAGATAAACAAATGTGGGAACTATGTCCAAAATATAATATTGGTAATAATCAATCTGAAGATTGAACTATTATAAATATAATTGAGAAACGTCGGATTGGCCGAGTTTCCAACAACCTTGCTATTTAATAGGAGGAAAATAAAATGGTAAGAAATACTATGAACGTACCTCGTTCACTGTTTATCGGGTTTGAACCGATACTAAATGAGCTTGAAAGAATCCACTCAGCTGGAAGATCTCAAGATAACTATCCACCTCATAACGTTGTTAAGGTCGATGATGAAAACTTCATTATTGAGCTCGCGGTTGCAGGATTCTCAGAAGAGAATATTTCTGTAGAGGTTAAAGACGGCATTCTTTTAGTAAAGGCCGAAAAATCTGATAAGGATGAGCGTGAATACGCACACAAAGGCATTTCATCCCGCAGATTCGAGAAGTCCTTCCGACTCTCTGAATTTGTAGTTATAGATGGTGCAGACCTTAGAAATGGAATACTCGTGGTTCATGCCAGAGTTGAAGTTCCTGAGGAAAGGCGTCCAAGGAAGATCGAAATAGGGTCTACTGGGACATCAAAGAAGAAAGAGTTTATTGCAGAATAATCTCTCAATTAGCGAAAACTCAGTAGATATGTTGAAACACAAATTTACTGGAGATAAATCATGACACATATAAAAGCTATAATAGCTAAGCATGATGATATCGCTAAGACCTTATATGACGCTTTACAAGCAGCATTAGTAGTAGGAGTATGTATAGGTACAGCTCCAGCTCTAATCTGGCTTGCAAGCATCAGTTAGGGTCCAAACGATAAAAACTCGGAGGGGAGTCAAATCCCCTCCAACCTTAAAATAATGAAAATAATCGTTTACATTTGACTTGAAATGTGGTATAATATACATAATGACAAATTTTTACACT